GTCCTTGCCGGAGGAGTCAAGTGTTCAAGTTCCCGCAGAATGCTTGCTAGGACTGCTGAATGACTTCCAAGATGCGGTTGAATTAGCAAACGGACAGCAGGTACTTATCAATGCAATTGTCGAAAACAGCTGAGCGTGTTGGGCTGACCCTGCTGCGGTGGGGGACTAGGCGCCCAATCATGCTGATACAGCCCCCAAGCTGGACGATTCAGTACATCAAACCGATCCCTCCAGCTGAACCCACTAATTTGCTGCAGCCTGTTGGTCGAGTTGGCGCATGGATGATCAGAAAAGCCAATCCGTTGGCTCACATTCAACCAAGCGTTTGTGCGATCAAGGTAACCTTGCCCTAAAATTACTTCTTACAGTATTATCCAATGCCTGAAACCAAGTACACGCAGGAGTTTTTTGATAACTCTTTTTTTGAAAGCAGATACTTAGATAGACGACTGTATGCTGATGACATCAACAGTCTCTCTCCGAGCGAAGCCAAGTCTTTAAAGACTGAACTTGAAAGAGCACTTGAAGGAATAAACGACAAATTCAACAAGGAGAAGGACTGCGAAGATTATGACTGGCTCCATAAGTTAAGCGTTAAGAAGGAGGTGGTAAAAGTCTTTCTAGAGAAAGTCGAGGCTTATCGGCCGCCCTCGCATGTACCTTTCAATGCTCAATACCACCTGTCATTCTTTAGGCAGCAGGTGGCAAAGCGTATTGGTCCTCTTGAGGCTGATCGCTTGTACGAAAAAGCAAGACTTTTGGCCAACAGTCAAATTAAAAAAGAATTCAACCTTTGATCAATGCTCGATTCTCGTTTCTACGTCAAAGTCCTGAGTCAAACCTTTGAGCCACAGCGAATGATATGGCTCGCGATGCACCAGGATTACTACGAAGGTTCCGTTGCAGATGTTCAGGCTCCTCCTGAAGTCGACGCTGGCGCGCTGGTTGTCAAGCATTTGCTCAACGGCGAGAGAGGCCATTACGGCCCGCTGGAGCACCCGCAAATCAGCCTGTCTGTTACCGGCTTTCCGCACTCTGTAATGCAGCAAGCCAGAACCCATCGCGTTGGGGTCAGCTTTGACGTTCAGTCAATGCGTTACACCGGACAGCGCATTTACAAGTACTTCTTCGAGAACGGAATTGACATCGAGGACTTGTTTTACTTCAGGCCCGTTGGGAGCTACAGGAGCAGAAGTGGCAGGAAGTATGCATACAGCGAGACCATGCGTCAGACCGACATCGAGATCGCCAAGAAATTGTCCAAGGTTTACGCTTACAAACTGCAGGATGGCTACGCAGAAGAACATGCAAGAGACATGTTGCCATTCAACTTCAGGCAAAACTTTGTCGTGAGTTTCAACTTAAGAAGTGCTCTACATTTCCTTGACCTCAGGTCAAAACTTGACGCCCAGAAAGAAATCATTGAACTGTGCGAGTTGATTTTGCCTTGCCTTGAGTCTTGGGCGCCTCAGGTCATGGATTACTACGTGCAAAAGCGATTAGGGAAAGCGCGTCTTGCACCATGACACTTGAAGATGCACTTGATGAGCTATACAAGGGTCAGACTAATGTGGCAAAACAAGCCGCCAAGCTAGGGATCCCTACTAGCGAGCTGCAGCAGATCTTTCGCAACTACGCTGTAGCTCAAAAAGTTGACCCTGACGTTTGGCAGGGCGACATTCAAACTTCATGGCCTTACATCACATGACTTACAGCTCAGCGGCTTTGGCGATGAGTACTGGCGCTCATCCATGCCCTTGCGGCAATCTTTGCGTGTTCAAGCCATGGTTCTTTGATGGCAAAGCAGTGCATTGGGGGCCGACTCAAGAGACTGAATCTGCAGCGCTTGCGCTTGCTGAGAAAATCAAGGAAAAATACGGATAAAACGTGTCTTCTTTGCGTTATCACGCCGGTCGCATGGTCTTAAGCCAGGACGATGGTGTGTGGCACGTCAAGATAAAAGTCAAGAAAGAGAAGATGATTTACAAGCTTTCAGCAGTCGAGCTTCCTGATGCTGTTCTTGAGGCTGAACAGCTTTACGCTGACGCGAAATGTCTTAGCAGCAGTCAACCTAGATGCATGAACTGCATCCACTGGGAAATCGTAAAAGCCAACTGCAGCGTTGGATGCCCTGAGGGCAGAATGACTGGAGGCACATTCGCTAAAGACTGCGCTTATTTTTGGTCAAATGACAAGCCTTGAACTTGTCGAAAAGGATGGCGTCAAGCTTTGGCGGATTGAGTACAACGGCATGACTCGCTACTTCCGGGAGTCCGAGGAGGAATATGTGATTGGATTGGTGGCTGAACTCAAAAAGCTTTATTCAAGCGATGCATGAACCGCGTCCATCTCTGCAATACGACCGACTGCTTGCTTGAGAAGTTTTTGCTGATGCCAAGTCTGCCTAGTCAATGCGACAGCCAGCCCTTGCAGTGTTTCAACGTCTGGAATCTTCTCGACTGCCCTAACCGCACGCTCAAGAGCAAGCTCTTCCTCAAGAGTCCTTTCTACAACCATCCATTCATTCCAGGCCATCTTGTTGCTCCATGGATTGCAGGATTTTGCGCTCTTGGGAATAAGGGCGCGTCGACCTTACGTGCATGTAATCATGCACACCTTGCAATAGCCAGTCTGGCGGCCAGCAGTTGTCCCAGTTGATTGGTTGGGCGCAGCCAACAACGACTGTCGCCCAGAAGGCAGTGATATAGCTGTAAAGCCAATACCAGCTGCTCATTACGCCGCTGACGGCATCACGGTCAAGTGGTTGTTGTAATGACCAACCAAGGCATAGCTCTGAGCTGGGACTGAACTCATCTCATGAAATACCATCTGTCCAATTTTTAGCCCTGGATAGAGCGGCAGTGGATGGTGCTTGCGTTCGTTTTTTAGCTCAAGAGTCAGCTTGCTGCCGTGCCAGCCTGGATCGCACCAGCCAGCAAGAAGATGATTGAGACCTTCCCTTGCACGACTTGACTTGAGTACAAACTGTGCGCTGATGTCTTCTGGTAAATCAAATCGCTCAAGTGTCTCAGCCAAGCAAAACTCGCTGGGCAATAGAAGGTATGGGTCATCTTGTGTCCTCGTTGAGATGTCAATCCGCTGTAGCTCTGAAGTCTCAATCGACTCAACCATCAATTGATCGCCAAGCCGTACGTCAAGAGACGCTGGGTTGAGCAGTTCTGGAGCAAAAGGCCACACCATCTGACTGCCGTCACACTTCAGACGGATCTCCCAGTCGCTAAGAACTGCCATTTATTTCAAATCCACAGGTTACCGGACTTTTTGCCAGTAACATTGGTTTTCCCACTCTTATGAGCCGGGTCAGTCAGGCTTGCAGGGGCGTCCGGCCTGCTAATTAGCTCATGGCGCGAGAACCATGTGCAACGCCCCAATCATTCGTCATCGACAAGGATGACCCAACCAGACCCTGGACCTTCGACCATCCAGCGTTGATTAAAAGTGCCCCGTGGCACCCTGACGTTCTTGCCTCCATAGCGGTTTGGATGACCACCACGCTCAACGTCGGGAGCGCCCATTGGGTCATGGAGCACAAAAGCAGCATCACCAGTCGATTCGGTGCCCTCAAAGCCGACAATCACACTCCAATGGCCACAGGAGTTTGAGTCGCACATGGGTGGATGACCTCGGAGCATGTTGCCTTTGTGGAGCCATCCAACCAAAACAGGTCGGCCACTGGCAATTTCTGCTTCAACCAGCGCTCCATCCGCATCATTCCTGAACTCTGCGTTTAGTCCAAACTCTCTCAGTGTCCTCACTTGGGCCAACACGTCTGTCGTGTCGCCAAACCTTTTCCGTACCTCCCCATACTCTTCTGCGGTTTTCACCTTGCCGTACAGCAGCGCGACCATTGCCGCTGATGCGTCTAAACATCGCCGATACCCCTTGTACTCAAAATCAAGTTGATGAACATAAGGAACAATCGTCCTCTGCGCAATGCCACTAGCTTTCCACGATTCAAACCAAGCAGCATCTTCAGCTAACAACTCTTCAGGCAAAGCGTCCTCTAGCTCTTTGATTGCAGCAAGCTGGTGCGGGCTGTCAGATCTAAAGAACGAGAAAAAGGGGAGCAGCGCGAGGCTCATCAGGTTCCCAAAGTGAGGCATCATTTCAATGTTCCCGCTTCACATCGTTTGCTGCCATCAAGAAAACCTGAGTAATAGACGAACGCACCGGCAGACAACATGATGCCAGATAGAACCATCATCACTCCCATGAGCACTGCAAGGACGACGCGCTTGCGAATCATGCTTTAGATCTAGGCGGGAACAGATTCTTCTCTAAGAACTCTGCGACAGAATCATCCACTGTGTTGTCAGAGCGCTTTGCGTAAGCCTTGATTAGATCTACAACCAACCGTTTTAAACTCTCAGACCGCAAAAATCGAAAAAGGATTGGCTTCAGGACCAAGAACATTTGAATTCTCCGACTGTTCAAAGTCTAGTTTCTGTTTGCGTGACCTTCCAGCCTCGCCACCGAGGCCTCAAGGTCGGCAAGCCTCGCAAACACCTCTTGATTGACGCTTCTGATGTCTGTATGCAGCACGTCAAGCTGGCGGCTGAGATTGTCTACAGCGACGGTCAGGCGCACGAGCGAGTCTCTGCCCTGTTGGTTTTGCTGCTTAAGTCCTGTGATGCCAATCCCGGCAACGGTGATTGACGCTCCAGCTGCAGCAGCCCAGACTTCGACCATGCTTCGACCTGCATTGGCTCCATCATGGCAGAACCGCAAGAAAGTCAAGAAAAGGAAGGAGTCGCAATCGCGGACATTGTTAAATGCGCTGTTTTGGTATGGAGCGCAACATTGCTGACCGTTTCTTACTTGGGCTTCTTCCCTCAAATGAAAATGGATAACACGTTCGTGGCTAGTTTGCTTACAGGGGCAATGGCCTCTTTCGGAATCGAACGCAAGACTGCTAACCAGCAGAAAAAACAGCCACCTAAGATTGATTCAAAGGAGCCACCAAAATGAAGCACTTCCTGCCTTTGGTTACGTTGCTGGCTTTTGGCCCAGCAGCTCATGCTGACCTAAACCACAAGATCCAAAGCAGCATCTCGCTTCAGGTTGGAGGTGCGATGACAACCGCAGAGCGTATTGGATCCTCATTCAGCATCAGCGGCTCAGGCGTCGATACAACTGATGGCAACACAGCAAACACCATTTCAGCAGGCACAATCACATCCGGTGTTTACGCTCCAGGCACAATTTCTGTGACGCAGGACACGCCTGGCAATGCTTTCAGCTTCAGTCAGTCATACACGCAAGGCGACGCCGTCCCCACGTCAGCCGTAACAACAGGAGACACGCCAAATTTTGGCAGTTTGCAGTCTACGACTGCAGGAACCGCAGGGAGCCTTGCGGGCACCATTTCAACGACAGGTGCGATGACTTTGACTCCGGGTTCTGGAAATACATTGGCGATCGGTCAGTTCGTCACTGAACTCACGATTGACTGATGCGTGCTCTGCTTCTGCTGTTGTGCGGACTAATGGGCGAAGCGTTTGCTTTTGCCAAGCCAGCACAATCCGTTCCGGTGGTGCCAAACTTTTCAACTGGTTCAATGACCAGTCACACAGAAACAAGCAGTAAGGTCACTGAAACAATTGTCAGCGAGTCATACGGCACAGGCTGGCAATACTCTGTTAGTGGCACCAACATTGAACCTGTCGGAGGAGCAAGCCTTACACCAAGCACAACAACAGTAAATGGATGGTCAGCCTTAGACGTCAAAAACAAGCCAAGCTGGAAGATCGCCAATCCCGGCGCTGCGTTCCAACTGGTGGAGACCTACTCAGGGCCAGGGCTCAGCAATGTCACCACTATTCAGCGCGTCACCGAAATCGAGCAAATTACGGACACTATCTCTACCTTCTCGCAGTAGTCCTAGCTTCCCCTGCTAACGCGGAAACAATCGGTGGCGTTTCTGCCACTGCCGCACCCTCGGCCACATCAAGCGGCTCTGTCACAAACCAAGCCGTGATGATCGCGCCTAGCGCAGCGTTCCAAAACACCTACGGCAACGGCATTCAATGCCAAGGCCCCACCCTTACAGTCACCCCCTATGTCAACAGGTCCAAAAGCTGGCAACTTCCGTATGTGGATTACTTTCCTGATCCCGTATATGACCTTTCTGATCTTGATGAGGATGGGTTACTCGATAATCCTGGACGAGTCCTCTACACAATGCCCACCAGGACAGGTCAAAAAGACACTCACAACTGGTCAGGTGGTTTGTCGATCCAAGCAACAATTCCTTTAGACGGTGGCCTGCAAGAACGCTGCAAGGCGATGGTTGATGCCAACATTCGACTGCATCAGCAGGCCTTCGAGACAAAGCGGCTTGAGTATGAAATCGCCAGGCTTAAGAACTGCGGCGAACTCAAGCTAAAAGGCATCGAGTTTCACCCCAAGTCGCCTTACTTTGCTGTCTGCGCTGACGTGATGATTAAGCCAAAGCCGGGGCAAGTTCTACCCCACAGACACGCTATTTCCGCGCCGCCCGTTGCGCCTGCCTCCTCTCAAATACGCTTAAAAGTGGAGCCTTACGCCCCAACAAAGCCTTGACTTTTAGGATCGCTTTTTTTACAGCAGGCTTCACAGCTTTAAGCAAAAACGGCGTTGCTAAACCAGCCGTCACACCAACAGCAGCGGTAACCCCTACGGTTGTTACCTGCGGCAAAGATGGGATTGCTGCTAGAACTTGCTCAGGCAACTTGATCTCTTCATACAGGACGACGCACTTCCCGTCTTGTATCTCGTAGCCAGCAATTCTT